GGCTACCGTCCTTTCGGGCACCTCTGGAGCCCTTTATTACAAGCCTGCTGGCACATCTGGAACCTTTAAGGCTGCAGATGTCACCAACGCTAGCAATTCCATCAAAGTTGGAACGTTCCTGAACTTCAAGGTAAACGACAAAGTTTCGTTTACTACTGGCGGGGGAACTCTTCCCGGCGGCTTGGCTGCAGGAACTCCCGTCTTTGTTCTCACCTACACAGCTTCTACTGGAGCAGCTACGTTTGCTGCTACTGCAGGAGGGGCTGAGCTTGCCCTGTCAAGTGACGGGACTGACGGCACCAGCGCCTTCACAGTTGCGTTTACTGAGTTTCAAGCAGTTGCAAACGTGCGCTCTTGGAACTTTGAAGTAACCCGAGATGAAATCGATGTGACAAGCATCGGTGGCACTTTGGGCCAAAGCGCACCATTCCGAACCTTTATCTCTGGGTTTGCGGATGGCACGGGTTCAGCTGAGGTTTACTTCACTGATGACGACACCGGCATTTCGGCTCGTTTGATTGAAGACGTTACTCAGCGCAACCAAGCTGGTGCAACCTTCAAGTTGTACATGGATGCAGTTGTTTCAGCTGGTACGCCAGACGATGCAGCCAGTCGTTCCATTTCAATGGAAGCAGTGCTGACTTCTGCGAGTTTCTCAGTAACTCCAGACGACGCTCAGGCGATTTCAATTAACTTCCGCCCAACATCAGCTCCTACATTCGACTTCGCTAAGAGCTGATAGTCGATCGACAATAAAGAGGCCCCTGACATTGTTAGGGGCTTTTTTAGTGCTAGCCTAGTAACACAATTAGTTGTAACTCATGGCATTACGCGCCATTGATCGTCTTAAAAAAGCCGCAAACCTAGAGGCAACAAAGAGAGTAGTTACTCTTTCGGATAAGACTGAGTTTGAGATGTGGGTAAAGCCATTGACGATGGCAGAGCGTGAACGCGCTCAAAAGCGTGCTGGATCGGATGACGCCAATGCGTTTGCTTTGCAGCTGCTGATCACCAAGGCTAAGGATGAAATGGGTGAATCCTTGTTTCTGGGCGGCGAAGTTGATGTCCTTAAGAACGAGGTAAAGGACAAGGATTTACAGTCCCTGATGCTTGCTGTTCTTTCGGATGGTGACGAGGACGCCGAAAGCGACATGAAAAGCACTGCAGAGTGAGATCAAGAAAGACCCTTCTCTGCAATTTCAGTTCTTCCTAGCGGCAGAGCTAAAGATGACGCTTGGTGAGCTTCGCTCCCGAATGGGGCACGAAGAGCTGTTCGGCTGGCACGCATATTTCACGTATCGAGCAGAGCAAGAGGAGAAGGCGTACCAGGATGCCAAGCGCCGAGCCCGTTAATAGGAATTAGCAAAGGCCCGTAGGCGCAGGTAGAGTGTTGGGGCAAGCGTGTTTTAGGTCGTGGCTGCTTCTTATCCAGCTGTTATTGACCTTCGCGTCAATAATCTTGCTGCCCTTAAAGAACTGGAATCAGGTACAAAAAGAGTAACAAACCTTTTTAATCAGATAAAGCAGCAAAGAAATCTATTTGATCAGGCAGTAGGGAAAGCGGCTACGCGAGAAGTCACCAGGAACTTAAGCAAATTAATGGAAGGGTTTGCTGGAGCGAAAGAAGGCGCGAGGCAGTTTCAGGTTACTCTTGAAAAGACAACAAAAGAAGGTACTGTCGAATCTACTAAGAATGTAAATATGTACTCCAAGACTTTGGCAGGTCTTGGATCTCAACTTAGAACTGTTGACCAAATTCTGGCAAATTCAACTGTAGCTCAAAAAGAATTTAATAATGCACTGGTCGTTGCTAATAAGCTTTCAACAGAACTAACACGAAACCAATTAAAGGCAGCCGCTGCTGAAGCAAAAGCAGGCGCTGGTGGTGTTAAAGGGCTTTTAGCTCTCGGTCAACAGCTTCCAAACACCGTCAAAGCATTGGAGTTGTACCAGCTGGAACTGCAAGATACCTTAAGGATAGTAAATATTGGATCTAAAGAGTATCGTGAACTAGCTCTTGCGATAGCAGCCGTAAATAAACAGCTCGCAATCGCGGAGGGCAGGGGCAATATTCAAGGCCCCAAACTGCCTCCAGGTTTTAACGAAAGAGGCCGAATTGAGTCAAGGGGTGGTGGCAAAAAGCAGGGTCCAGGTGCATTACAGACAGTAGGTCAGTTTGGCCTTGGTACAGGATTCCCGCTGTTATTTGGTGGTGGGGCGGGACAAGTTATTGGTGGTGGTGTCGGCACTGCGTTAGCTGGAGCGTTTGGTGCGACTGGGCAGGCCGCAATGGGCCTTCAGATTGGACTATCGGCAATTATAGGTAAGGCCGAAGAACTTATTACTCGCTTTAAGGATGTAGGCAATGCAATTAACTCGCTAAGTATGGACGCTTTGGCGGATAGTTTTATCACGGTTAATGCAGAAACAAGAACTTTAGTGCGTCAGTTAGTTGAAGCGGGTAATGCCCAGGCGGCAGTTTCCGTTGCAGCGAATGAGGTTTACAAGCAGACTCGCTTAACCCCAGACTCAGTAAGCGACATCACCAACAATTTGAATGTTCTTTCGAACGTATGGGATGAGGTTGTTGCAACCGTAGCAGGTCTCGTTTCGCTTGTGACTAAAGATTTTATAACTGGTTTATCCGTTGTTCTTAAAGCGGTTTCGCAGATAGCAAAAGGCATAAATGTTGTAATTCAAAAAGCTGAAGAACTATCAAAGACAAAATTTTTCCAAGTGCTCCTAGCAGCTATCAATCCTGCATTTCTGGCTTATAAAAAAATTACAGAAGCAGTTCTAAAAAATACTAAAGGCATTTCTGAAGAAGAAGAAAAAAGTTTGGCCGCGTTGATAAAGAAAACAGACGAATTAGACCGTGAATTTGCTCAGAACAAAAAACTTGCCGATATTGAGAAAGACCGAACCAAAGGCAAAACTGCCGCCGAAAAATTAGTAAATGCAGGAGTTGACCATAGATTAGAATCAGAAAAACTCTCTCTTAAGACTCAAGCTGATAAAAACGCGCTTAATGTAGAGTTTGGCCACCTTACTAGCAAAACTGCTCAAATAAATCTTGGGTACGCCAAGCTTCAAATCGACAACAATGCTAAATTAAAACAAGACGAGATTGATAAAACACTGGAGCTTAAAAAGCAAACTATAGAGCTTGATCGTCAAAAAGAGATCGAAAAAGTAGCAAAAGAGCAGTTGAAAGTTAAAATTGAGCAGCATAAAATAGCCCAAGGAGCGATTAAAGCGCAAACCACCCTTTTAGCTGGCCAGGTTCAAATCTTTAACCTGCAAGCCCAAGCTGCTCAAAGCGTATTTGCGGTAACGCAAGCTCGAAACAAGTCTGAGCTAAGCGCATTAAAGCTGGAAGAATCTAGGTTACAGCGTCAGCTTGCAAATCTTCAACGCATTGACAAGTTCTACGGTAAGCAGCGCGAAATAATTAACAAAATTGCCAACAACAGGAAAAAACAAGCACAGATAGAATTTAAAGTTGAACAGCAATCCATCAAACAGATGGTTGCTAAGGCTCAAGTACAACGTCAGTTAGTTAAGTTCGAAGTTCAAAAAATTGATCTACAAATTCTGTTACTACGGTTGCAAGCAGAAGAGATACGAGATACGCAAAAGAAACTAGAAAGGTTGGCCGAAATTAACCAGCAATCAAAGATCTCTGCAGAGATTGCGAAGCAAATGACAATATCTGCTGACAAGAGCCTAGCGTCTGCAAAAGAGATTGCTAAGTTCCAAAAACTTAGTGCTCAGCACTTGCTTGACGGCAAGTTGGAATCAATCGAAGCAGAGCGGGTAGATGCACGAAGAGCTGTTCATGCAGCATCAATAGCAAAAAGCGCAAAAGCTGCAGCCAGTGCCACAAGCTCTGGATCGAGCGCGGGATCAAGCTTGGGAGAAAGAGTTTCTAATTCGATTAGAAGCGCAACTACTTTGGGGCCAGCAGGACGTTCGACTGGAACAGTATCTACTTCAGGGCCTATAGACCCCGAGGTTTACAACAAAGTCATGTCAATGCGCCCTTCCGGTGGGTATGCACACCCTGGGCAGCTTATGGAAGCCTTGGACAAGGAGCAGGCTGCGTTTGACACTAATCACCTGATAAGGGCACGTAGAGCAAGTGCAATTCCTGGTTATGCCGAGGGCGGCTATACCGGATCAATCAACATTCAGACCGGGCCTGTAATGCAGCAAGACAATGAGACGTATCTAACAATGGGCCAATTTGAAGAAGGGATTCGAGAACTAACAGAATCGCTTTCGCGTGGTGGTCGTAGTTATGGCTCACGTCAATTTCAAGGAGTTTCGTAATGAGTTTTAGGGGTCAGGCCCAATACTTAAGGATTTACGCTTCAGGTGGAGCGGATTATCAGTTGTGGCAAAATTTTTATGTAAATCAGACTGTCACAGTATCGGCCAAGGCATATACCTTTTTCCCTTTTGCTTGTGACGGCATTACAGAGACCTCTGCGCTTGGTGGGCGATCAATACAAGTAAAACTTCCTGCAACTTCCTTAGCTGTCAACGCGCTCCAAGATGCGTCAAGG